TTTTCAAACTTAAGCACATCTTCAAACTTATCTTCCATACCAGTTTTATGACTGATGACAAAGATATTGGCGTCACTAATAATATATCTTATAATCTTTAAGAACTCATCTGTTCCAAATCCATCAAGAGATGAATCAAAGACTTCATCCATAATTAAAAGATTTGTATTAACAGAGTTCTTAACTCTTGCTATTTCTCTCCAAGTGAATAAGAGAGACAAGTCAATCCTCATCTTCTCTCCTTCACTGAATGAAGCATAAGAAAAATCTTCGTGTATAGGAGACTCTACAGTTTCAGAAAACTCCTCATCCAACTTAAAGTTGATATAGAAATCCATCAATTGCAGATACTTATTTACTTGCTGATTGATTAGGGGTAGATACTTTTTGATAATCTTAGACTTTACTCCACCATCTTTCAATAGGGTGTATAGAAAGTCATGATATGCTATATCTTCTTTCCTGGTAGCAAGATTACTATAGGTTTCCTCAAGATTGTCTCTTAACTCATTTAATCTACTTTGTTCAGAATTTCTATTTTCAAATTGGTTGGTAATAGTTTGAATTTCTGATTCAAGTCTTTTGACCTGTTTCTGACACCCAGTGATGTGAGTATTGTTTTGAGTAATGCCATTAAGTAACTTTGTTACCTCTCCTGTTAGTTGAATAAATGAGGACTCTCTCAACTCTTCATCTTTAATTGCCTGCTGGAGATCTTTATACCCCTGCTGCAACTCTGCTGCTTTATCTTGAGAGTCCCTGATTCTATTTACACGAAAGTCCTCCTCAATGTCTTGATTGCAGGTAGGGCAAACCCTATTATCTGTAAAAAATTTATGTTCCTTAATAAGAGTATTAATTTTTTGAGACATCTTACCTTTAATATTACCAAACTCTCTGAGTCTTTTATTTGCTCCTTCAAATACCTTTAACTCATCTTGTTTGCCAAGTAGTTGATCTTCCATCTCAGAACCACTTAAAAAACTATCTTTAACTTCCTGTTGTAAAGATTCAATCTCCTCTTCTTTCCCACCAATAAGATCTTTTCCTTCTTTCTCCAACTTATCAATAAAACTTTTCTGCATCTCCACCTTATCTTTGATGGCATCTTTCTTTAAGTCTAATGTTCTAACATCTTCTCTAATCACCCTAATCTTTGACTTAATTAAATCATTCATAGAAGAAAAGATCTTAATATCCAATAGATCTTCTACTACTTCTCTACGACTGCTAGAAGGCAATTGCATGAAAGGAACAAAAGTACTGCTACCAAGAATAACAATCTGTGTGAATGACTTATAGTTCATCTTCAAGACATTCTGCTCTAACCACTTCTGCTGGTCAATAGCAGATGCACTTTGGTCTAGTGGTTCATTATTCCTATAGATCTTAAAAATATTTGGTTTAATACCTCTTTCCACTTTCCACTCAGTAGAGTTGATATCAAATTCAATACTGACAAAGCAATTCTTCTCATTGACAGTATTGATCAGTTGAGCCTTATTAATTTTTCTGAATGATTTTCCATACAGCACAAAAGTCAACGCATCTAGGATGGTTGACTTACCAGCACCATTACTACCAATAATCAAAGTAGTTGCTGAATCATTTAGATTGACAGTAGTTGGTGTATTGCCTGTACTTAAAAAGTTTTGCCAAGAAATAGTCTTAAATGTAATCATGCTTTATATCAGGTGGAATCACAATGTCATTAGGTGTAATAATGGTATATCTGTGATCATGCATCTCACAGGTTTTAATCATCAACTCATCTTCTATTTCTAGCACATTCATCTCAGGATAGTCAAGTTCTTCCAGTTGCATAGAATATCTTTCAGCATCATCCTCTTCCATAAAGATGTAAAGGACCTGCTCTCCATCATCATCAACAACAGAATATGCTCCTTCTTTTTCTTTACCAGCAACTGTAATAATGTACATTAGACCATCTCACACGCCTCTTGATAGATATCTCTAATCAAAGACTGAACTACTGCTTTATTTAACTCAGTCTCAGATTCATCAATATACCTACTCAAGATAGACATTGTATCTTCAGATTCATCTGCTTCAAACTCTTCAGACTCAATGAGTTGAAAGTTCTCTACAATCTTAAGGTCAGCAACATTAGAAGTATAAAGTTTATCAATAAATTTTTCAAACTTCTTAGTGTCTGTTTTCTTCCTCACAATTACTTTGACAATCTTGTTCTCATACTCAGTAGTATTGAATGTCTGATGGTCAGTATCCTCATAGTAGATGTTGTAGAACAATCTATGAGGGTTATCAATATGATAATGCTCTAGGGTTTCAGTATCAAAAATAGTGAAACCTCTGGGATCTTGGACATCACTCCAGAACATTTCATAGGGATTGCCAAGATAGAATATCTTCCCATTGTCTGATCTAGTGTGATAGTGTCCTGAGAACACTCTATCAAATCTCCCCAAGAGTTCACTGTCAAGACCGTGGTCCATAACGATCTGTCTGTTGACTCTGAACCCATTGAGTTCAAGGTGTCCCATGGCAACCTTACACTTTGTTTTGGCAATGAGTTTGGTTGTTTCTTCCTGGTTCTCAGTATTGATCCAAGGAAGGATGACAATAGGGAGTCCTCCAATAGTAACTTCTGTAGGAGAAGAATACACCTTAACATTATCATACTCTTGTAGCAGAAGGTCTACTGCATTGACTTCATTTGTATTCTTATAGTAGGCATCATGGTTGCCTACCATCAGGTGCATGTTAATGCCTCTTTCAATAAGAGGATTAAACACAACTCTCTTTGCCCACTTTAATGCTTGAAACTCAATACCCTTTCTACTATCAAAGGCATCACCCATGTGAATGACATCATCAATTTCTAGTTCATCTAGGGTAGGAAAGAAAACATCCTTATAGAACTTTTCAAAGTAATCATGAAAGAGTTTAGAACCTTTTCTAGCACCATAGTGCGTATCAGTAATTATTGCAACACGCATAATAAATTACGATTCTTCCTTAACTTCCCAAGATCCACCAACACCACCATCCATGTTAACAACAATGTCTTGTGGTTTGACAGGGGTATATGGGTGATGAGGTTTGTGTTCTCTATCTAAAGGTTGTGATTTAGTAAGGTCTCTACGAGAGTTATTACTGATAACAATAAAAGCATCCTTATTATACTTACGTGTTCCATAAGGTGATGCCCACTTTTTATTGTAGTTCTCACCTTGATGAATACCAGACACAACTGTGCCCCCAATCTCTACTACAATATCATCCTCTTCTTTCCAATCAAGAGTTTCAATAATATCTTGAACTCTATCCATGATTCCATCATCATCCCAAGCAAAGAATTCATCTTTGTTCTTTGTCCAGTCATGTGGAGGGATGTCACTCATAACTCTTTCTTCTGGGTCTAGACTTCCAAGCATTAGTTACCTCTCAGTTTCTGATGCACAGCATCTTTGATGCTATTATAGTTTGAATAATTGTCACTGTCAAGATCATTGGCATCAAAGACCTCATCAAAATCAGTCTTCTCAAGAATCTTATTCTTAATTTCTAACTGCTTCTTCTCTTGAGAGATTCTTCTTAGAAAAGCATAGTAGATAATTTGTGTGAAATAAGCAAAAGGATTTTTAGATTTCTCAGGATTGAAGTTATGTACATATCTGACACAATTTTCAATACCATCACAAATCATATCATCCTTGAACATGTAGTTCACAAAGTTAGGTTTATATGATAAATGATTAGCAATTTTTAAAAAGCACTCACCAATGTATCTTGGAATAACTGGTTTGGGTTGATCATTCAGTTTTGCTTTTTCTACCTGAGCAAAATAATTTTCAAGTGCATTCAAAAATTCCTTGTTGTTTACATAATGTTCTGGATTCTTGGACTTTGGCATTATTGAGTTCCTACAAGGTTACATTTAATGTATTTTGAATACTTATATTATAACAGAATTAGTTAATCATGACAAGTGCTTGACAGAACTCTGAAACAATAGTAGACTAGGTTTGTTGCCTTTCAAGGATTGGTACTAGCTATTATTAAATAACTTCTCTAAGACTTCTTTGGTATCATGAACATTACCTAAGTAACCCATCTTTCTATCTAACTTAGAATAGTTCTGTTTGTTAATTTTTCTTATATAATCTTGGTAATTAACTATCATCTCAATATCCTCTGACTCAGACATTGTAAGAACATCTTCTAAATTAATTACAAATAAGTCTTCTGATGACGTCTTTAACCAAGGCTCAAATTTATACCCAGCAACATTACCTCTGGTTTTAACTTCTTCAACACAAATTGGATTTGAAATAAGAAGCATTGTTCTATCATCTTCTTCAGATGCTGCTACCTTTGCAAAGATTTCATCACCACATTTTAATTTAATTGTTGCAAAGAAATCGTCTTCAATCCCCATACCTGAACTCCCTTTCTAGTCTTTTATATCAATAGTAATAATGTCATAATTGAATTGCTCTGAAACATAAATTTTCACTCTTTCAATAAAGTGATTTAATGTGTAATTTTTACGTGATCTAATTGTAAAATCATCTGCAATATCATAAAGTTTTGCACTTACTTTGTCTTTGCCTTTTCTGAGGACTCTGCCAATACTCTGGAGGTTTCTAACTCTAGATTTTGATGGAGAGGCAAATATAACATTGTGAAGGTTTTTAATGTTAATACCTGTACTGAAGGTTCCGTATGATGCAACAATAATTGCATCCTTTTCATTTTCAGTAATCTCTCTAACTTGCTCCCTATCCTCTGCATCTACGCCGCCATGGATAAAGAACACCCTTCTATCTTTACTTACCTTATTATTTATTAACTCAAAAAGAATAGCACCATGTGCTTCTACCCTACTGAACAAAATTAGTGAGTTGCCAGATAAACTGTCAGCAAGATTGGTGATAAAATTATTTCTCTTTTCATGACCAATAAGATGTTGTATCTCATCTTCATAGGTATCAAATTTTTTAGGTTTGTACTTGAGTACAAGACACTGAATATCTAATGTAGCAAGGTGACCTTCATCTTGTAATTTCTTAGTTTGTGTTACTTTATAAGAAGGTCCAAACAGTCCCTCTAACACCCACTTATGGGTCTGTGTGCCATCAAGTGTGCCTGTGAAACCATATCTATACTTGGCATGATGTAACTTATCCATGATACCTACAAGAGACTTACTCTTAAAAAGGTGAGCCTCATCACCAATGATGACATCATACTCCTCAAAGAACTTTCTATCTAATTGATAGACAGATTGCCAAGTTGTGATAGTAACCTCATTGGTATTGACTCTCTCCCTGCCAGCATAGATTCTGTGACAGTGATTTTCAGGATCCCAACCATACTGCTGGAAGTCTTTATACATCTGCTCTACAAGAGATGTGGTAGGAACTACAAGCAGTATCTTTAATCCTTTTGCTACAAAGTATCTAGTAATAGTGTAAATCATAAATGACTTACCAGAACCAGTAGGTGAGATGAGTAGTTTTCTGTTGTATCTCAGAGCATCATGTACAGCATCAACTTGATAGTCTCTTGGTTCAAAGTGAGTGATAGAACTCATATAGTCCTTGACACCTTCCTCTGAAATCATTTCATTGACTTCAAATGGAGGACCATAGAATTTGTTATTTAAAAACTGATATGTGTAACCTGCATTCTCACAGAACGCAATAATTTTATCTAAGAGACCCACATAGATTCTCTTAGTTTTTAGATTGAATAGATGAACAAATCCATCCCAATGCCTACTCCTGTACTGAGGCATGAATTTTTTATTGGGTACTTCAAAGGTAAATCTATCCCTCAGTTCATACTCAATATGTGGTTCAGTAGTGATTCTTAGATAAACTTCGTTTACCTTTTCAATAGTTAAATCTGCCATACATATAGGTTCTTCACCTATAAGTATTTATTAAGCATTTTCAAATCTATGTTCTAATATAATTCTGTAAAAATTATCTCTCATCATAATAAGACCCTCTTGTTCCTGAGCATCACCACCAGGCCATCTTTGAACTGCCTGTGATAGACCTGTATGGATGAGACGAATACCTTCTATAGGTAATTCTATGTGATAGTAACCTTCTTGATCCATTAACCTAACCCTGAAGTAAACCTCATAAACTCTATACTGTTCTTAATTTGATAAGTTCGATTAGTAATCTGTTTCAAGATTTCTTCTATATATCTCAACATCACATCATAGTATTCAATTTTCATAGAAACGTTGGATAATTTCTCATCTGCATCAAGATACTTTGACATTGTATCTTTATCTCTTATCTTTTTAGGAAAGGGATTTTCTACATATACTTCTGGGTCTGCTTTACCAGAGAAGTACTCATACCTTTCATGTCTGATGTTTTTTCTTTGTTGTTCTGCTTTCTTTCTCAAGAGTAGTAGAGTATTATATGTGTCAAAATATTTGGAGTGCAGGACAGGAATTCTTAATGACTCTGTGTGCAGATTGTCAATGTCAATAACAGAATCCTTTTCCCACATTTCTTGTAGGGTAGGAAGGTCAATCATTTAGCAGCATTCAAATGGTTCAAAGTTGTAAATTAAATATCTGAAGGTAACATCAGCAGAAAGATATTCTGCATCAGTCACTGTGGCATCAAAGTCAATATCAGATAATGCAATAGGAAACATATCCTTGAAGTGTACAGAGAATAGAGGTTTGCTTATACCATTCAGTATAGTCAAAGTTCCATCAGAATACAAGTTCAGGTCTCCACCTTCATTATCAATAGGACCTTCTTTTTGAAAATCATATATCTCTTGAAGACTCTCAGGGAAACCAATACCTCTCATCCACTTTTGAATCTCAAGGTAGTTAGTCAGATTCTCATCAATCAAAAATCTAAGAGTTAAATCATTAAACTCAAGAACCTCACCAGGACGTGAGACATTCTTAAGGTAAGTCATTTGCTCTGCTACACCTAGACCAAGACCAGGCACATTAATAGCATTGCCAAAGAAACCTACCTTAGGTGCTCTCTGCACATTGAACCTAAACCCATTAGCTTGAAGAAAATTTACTTCGCTAATTTGTCTAGATAGTGGTTCTTGTTTACTCATTAACTATTACACCAGCGTACTTTGCATATTCTTCTTGGGCATCACTAGTAGTATTATATTTTTTTCTATCTGAAAATTTCTCTGTCCATTTATCATATCCTTGATAATAAACTTCTTGATTGCAGACAGTCTTCTTGATATAGGATGCCATAGTCCTAAGGTAGGAGATGTATTATTTATCAGAGACCTGCTGCATCAAGTCTTGCTTTTAGTGCAGCATTCTCTGCAGACAGTTCTTGTACTG